AGCAGGAATTTGGATCTGTGGAATTACTGGTTTTGAATCGGGAAGTTTTCGTTCCTTTTGTTCTTCTTCCTTTTCCTTCTTTTCATGTTCTGCTTTTACGGCAGCATCAAATTCTTCCTGTGTTGGCACAGTTAAAACAGGATAAGACAAAGAAGGATCTGGAACGTTCACTATAGGACGCCCCAGATCCCTTATAACTGGAAATTCAAACTTGTGTTGAGGCAGATGCTCTACTGTAGTCTGGGGAATCTCCACAGGTTGGACAACCTTCGGTTGATTCAGTTGCGACAACTGGTTCAATTGTTGGTTCGGTAAGTTCTGGAGTTGGTTCAACTGCGGTGATTGCAGGTTCGGAATCTCGTTTGGCATCTTCCTGTTTATCATTCTTTAGTGTATTAATACCAAAGGTTGCAGCAGAAGCAGTAAATACCGTCGCAATAAAAGTTGGATCCATTTTAGCAAGAAGTCCTGCATAACTAGCAGTCAAAAGAGCTGCAGACCAACTCAAAATTGCAACACGAATTAACTGTCCCATAGCTCTTTCTCTTTTATTTGTTGAATCGGCCATTGTATCTAAAATAGTGGTGAACTCACTTTAGATAATTTATTCTATCCTATTTAGTCCAAGGACATGCCTTTGGCATATAAACTACAGCATGACCAGTTGCTACTGCTTGCTGGTTAATTTCAGTTCCATCAGCAAGAAAGAGGCGTCCAACAGTTCTACCATAAAGATCTTTAGTAACTCTTTCAATCTTAATATCTTGATTTAGAACTAAATCAGACAACCATTTTTGTGCTGCTGGACCACCAATTGGATCTTTTTTACCGTGCTTGTTATTGGTTACTTCTGGAGCATCAATACAAGCAAGACGAATCTTTTCACCAGATGCTGTAGTTACAGTATCTCCATCATGAACTCCAACAATAACATCTGCTTTAACAGCAAGTGTTGCTAATGAGAGGGCAGCAATTACTGCACCAATTTTTAAAAGTTTCATTTTTATTTTGAATAGTTTTTACTTATTACAAAGGAGGCATTTTGAAAACATCTGGATGTGAGAAATCAAAGTTTCTCATCATAATAGCAGATCGTACATTTGCTTCATTTTCTGTTGGACTTCCAGTTTCACCAGTTCCATGAACACCAGTAATATGTTGGTGGTAATGAACTAATTCATGACCAAGAGTTCTTAAAGCATCCAAGGGTTGTCTATTTTCAATATTTACCACAATTCTATTATGTTGACTTGTCTGACCAAATGTTCCCTTAACTTGACTAAATCCTGAATTTTTAACAATTGTAATTCCAGGAATATTTTTTACATGAAGTCCTTCCTTCCCATTTTTAAAATGAAGAGGAGGAATTGTTTTGAGTTTTAATTCCTTAAAAACAAAAGGAAGAAACTTATGAACAAGTTTTTCAAACTCTTCTATACTAGTTTTTTGACAACTAGATGCTTCATTTAGAAATTCCTGGAATGTTTTCATTTTACTTCTTCCACGATTCACCTTCTGCCTTTCTTCTACGAGCAAGTCCTGCTTCTACATTTGAACCAGGATTGCGATAGAGATATAAAGCATCAGGAACTTTATCCCATTCTTTATTCTTCAGTCTTGTGGTAATGGTATTAAAATCTCCACTACCATAAAAACCTGCACCTAAGTTATAAGCGAAAGAAAGTAATGCACCTCTTTGCCCATCACTCATTTCATTCCAATGTGGAATTTTACGAAGTGCTGGAAGGAAGTTTTTACGGCATTCATCCATCAATAATGAATCTGCTTCTGCTTGAGTAATGGTTTGACCCAATCTAAATGGACCACCATTCTTATCTCTGGTGCATCCCCAACCAATCGTAATTGGAAGTCCTCCTGTGAGAGGATCTGGATATGCATTCAATCTGCAACCTTCAAATTGTTTAATCAATTGAAGACCTGCTGCAGGAACATCATCACCAGATGCTGCAGCGGCAGATGCTGCTACAGCTTCAGTCTTTTTTCTAAAGATCTCCGCCCATTCTGCCTTATCTTCCAAATATTGAACTGGAAGATGATCTTCTAACCATTGAACTCCTTTTACATGATTTTCATTCTTTTCATCATAAAACTTGAAAAAGTTATGTAAATCTACTTTTGCCATTGTTCTGTCTCCTGATAATTACGAACCGAAAATACGACCCCAGCCTGTGCCAGGTTTGCCCTGATCTAACCAACGATACTTGAGAACATCTTTGGTATAGATTGTTTTTTTACCATGCTCAACTGGACCAGTATAGTTATCATTTAACGATCCATAAGGATCGTTGATATAATATCCTTTGAGATCAGGAGTAGTACCAATCACTACGACCATGTGACCGCCAGTTGGAGCAGAAAGAGGACCACGGTGGAGGATACCGATAACCAAGGGGCGCCCAGCAGCAAGCTCTCTATCAATATCAGCAAACCCAAGGTTGTAACTAAAATGTGACTTAACGCCATAAGAAGCAAGAACTTTTGTCTGTACTTCGTGATCAGTTGAATCACCAATTGCGAACACTTTTTGAACGTAAGCATCATCACCTTTTGCACCTTTAAGAGTGCCTGGTTTGAGAAACTCCAAACACATAGCGCACGATGAAGAGTTGCAAGTCCTATGTGCATCTCTATAGTTATCTACTTGATTGAAATATGGAACTGCCAATACTGGTGGAGTAGGTGGTTTAGTTCTAAAAATTTTGATCCATTCTGTTTCTGAATCATCCATATATTCAGCAGGAAGGTTATCTTCTAACCATTGAACTGCTGCTACATGGTTTTCATTCGTATCATCATAATACTTAAAAAAGTTATGAAGATCTAAGGTCATTTTACCTCATTTATAACACTATCCTATTTAGATAATGATGCTTTTATTATAATTAAAGATACACCTAAAACAAAATAAACTAAAAAAGAATAATATATCATCTATAATATTCCTGAATCTTATCTAAAACTTGATTAAGATATTTGTGTGCCAATCCTTTTGGATCTGATGTATAACCAATCTGTTCCTTATATAACTGTTCCTTTAGCTTCTCCACATGACACCTAATTTCTTCTTTTGAAAGTTCGTTTCTAGGCATAAAATAAAAAAATCCTCACCCATATTTAGAGTGAGGATAAGTATGAATGCTTATTTGTGTTAGGGACTCACCATACTCCAGGAATTACCTGACCTGTAAGGGCATATGCACCCATAGCAGCCACAATTCCAATCATAGCAAACCAACCATTAATACGTTCTGCGCGATCGTTCATTGTTTTTCTCCTTAATAAGTTTCGGAAAGTTGATTGACAGAATGTGCAAGAAGCACAAAGAAAGCAATACTGGTAACAGTAAAAATTGCTTCTCCCATTATACTACACCAAAGAAGAGGTGTCCAGTAAATGCATAAGAGATAAGTGCTGCGACAAATCCAAGCATCGCAGTACGTCCATTCAAAAGTTCAGCACGTTCTGCATGAGTTTGAAGTGCATAACGTTCTGCGTCACTTTGGGACACATACATTTTAGGTTCTTTAGCAAACATGTTTTGTTGCCCGAACTCATTCGTCGTTACAGTCATTTTTTCGTTTTATTACGAATTGTTACACAATTATATAGGAAATATAAAGGTTTGTCAAGCCCTATTTGCCTTCCCATCCAGGAGGAAGAGTTCCAAAATAAGGATCATAATCAAATATTGAACTCCAGTCTGAAACATCAGATGATTCATTTTTCCAAAATTGCCATAATCCATCATAACTACTTTTATGAAAAGCATCTATGTGATCTTTATGAATGGAAGATCCTAATTCAATCTTATACATGAACAGGGGAATTGAAAATGTATTTCCAGAATTATAAATTAAATCGTCAGCAACTGCTCTGGGTTTAACACCATTATCTAACTTATATTTTTCTCCACGAACATGAAGATTGATAAGTTTTTGAGCATGATGTCTAGTGATCAAATAACATGCGGTAGAAAAATCATTCACAAATCTACGATGTAATTTCATATGTATTTGAGCAGGATTAATTATAGCCAATTGAATTACATCATAATCATAAGGAATTTTGCAATAAAAATCTTTCCAATTAAATCCCCAATGTTTTACAGTATCCAAATCACAATCATCTTCCATTATTAATGCACATGGAGAATCAGAATTTTCTAAAAAGTATTTAAGTGCTTTTAGATGGGAAGTTGTACATCCAACTTCTCCAGAATTCATCATATTTGGATATCGACCTTTTATAATATCACTAAGATCATCGTCTCTTCCATCATATGCAGAGATGCGTGTATAATCTTCAATTTCCCAATGTTTAAACTGACTTTCCATGTATTCTGCTCTTTCTGGTTGCCCATCAAGATTCAAATAATAAATGGAAGGAAGACCTTTAAGTTTGTAAGTTGATTTATTTTTATCCATGTTTCATTTTAATGTAAAAAATTCTTCCTCATCTTTTTTAGATATGTTTGGAGATTTGGGTATAATCACATTTGATGTGCATTTACCTAACCACCAAGCAACTTCAGTAAATGTACTACCCCATGTACCTATAATTGTATCACATTTCGACAACAACATACAATCAATAAATCCATCGGTTACTAATTGAACATCATCGTGATGAAATCCAAAAACATTACATTTTTTTTGATGCATTATTTGATCATGAACTATTATTCTTTCACCATATTTTTTCTTAAAATGTTCTATTACATCATCATTATCACTACACAAAAATATTTTTTTAGTAGAATCAAATTTATCAATTTCATTTTCAAATAATTTATTATCGTGCCAACTATTCCTCGGCATACCAGAACTCCACCAACTTCTAATATGAACACCAATTACATCATTCCAATCATCTAAAAATTGATTAACATATTCTAAAATATCAGGATTAATCTTAATTCTATTAAGTACATTTAAATATTTTTCAATAAAATATTGTGGAGTATTGTTATATAAAAAATCTATTGTTTTATATTTTTCAATATATTTTTCCTCTTCTGTCAAAACCTCCAATCTCCATCCACACATTTTATTAATGGGATTTTGTTCATATTGAATCGATGGAAATATATAAGAATCTGCATAGACCTCAGTATTAACCCGATCATATACGCAAAGAAGACTCATGTAAGTTTTGATTCTATTACACAATCCCTGCGCTTTAACAACTGTTGGTATACTATTCATTTAAAATATTTCCCATCATGCGATTAAAGATTTCAGTTTTTTTAACTAAAGGATCATTAGAGTCTCTCCAATTGGAATGCCAGTTAGTAGCGGCACGATAGTGAAGAAACTTACCATCTAAATGTAACTCAAAGTTATAACCTCTAGTTACTTCCTCATTTTGGAGTTCAATATCATCATAATGTGTTGGATACTGAACATCAGTTTCTTTCATCAAAATATTATTCTTTTTGAAATAATAATAAGTATGTCCACCAACATCCGTAAGTTGTCCTTCAACATATCCATCGGAAAAATCAATATCCAAATCAATCTCTCTAATCTTGGGCATGTTAAAAAACATAATACCATTCCACATATAGGTTACATTTCCCCTATACTGCGGTAGTCCACAAATTACAGAATCTTCAATAAATTCAGAGATATTAAAATCATCAATCAAAAACATATCTGAATCGCAAAAGAATACACACTCATTCTGAAAATCTGTTTTGATAATATTATCGTAAGTCCACTGAACAGTATCTGCACAAGCTTGTCCAGGATTCATCTGAACTGTTCTTGTAGGTTTCCTATAGTAATGTAGGGAGTTTTCATTACAAAGAGTTTGAATCTGCTCAGTAATATTTGAATCTATAGAATCATCTACAATATGAAACTCATAATCATCCTCCAAAAACTTATTAAAAAGTTTATTTTGAAGGATGATAAAATCTGGACGATTAACAACTGAAGTAAAAATGTGAATCATAAATGTGATGCAATCCAATCTTCAAGTTTCATGGTTGGTTCCCAACCAAAAGTTTTACGAAGTTTTTGATTATTTGCCAAACTTAAACGAGTTTCACCAGGGCGAGGAGCAATATGCACAGTATCATTAGAAATTATTTTAGAAACTTGCCTAATTGAATAATTAGTTCCTGTTCCGACATTATAAACTTGTCCGTAAAGTTCATTATCAATATCAGTAGTTGCTGCTAAAATATTTGCCTGACATACATCTCCAACGTAAGTAAAATCTCTACGTTGATGCCCATCACCAATAATAGTTAATGGTTCACCTGCTGCACGTTGACGAAGGAAAATACCAATCACAGGAGCATACTGACCCCGAAGAGGTTGGCGTTCTCCATAAACATTAAAATACCTAAAGATAACCGTTCTTAATCCATACAATTCGGTATACATTCTACAAAGTTTTTCACCATTAACTTTGGATACCGAATAAGGATTCAAACAATCATCAGGTTGGGTTTCAATATTGGGAGGTTCATTTTTCCCATATGCAGAAGAAGTTGAAGAATACATAACTTTCTTCACACCTGCCTCACGAGAGCATTGTAGAACTGTTACTGTACCAACAGAGTTGATACTTACTGCTTCAATAGGATTGTGGATAGCAGGTTGAATACGTGCTTCCGCAGCAAAGTGAAATACATAATCTACACCATCGTAGAGTGGGCGAGTATTCTCATAATCACGAATATCATACTTATAGTTTTGCGCTTTATCGTTCCAATAAAAATGATCATGAGCATCGGAATATTCATTATCGATTACCACAACTTCATGCCCAAGTTCTAGTAAACGATCTACAAGGTTGGATCCAATAAATCCAGCACCTCCAGTAACAAGTGATTTAGTCATACAATCCTTTCAGGTAAAAAATAGTTTTTGTTATAGTTAAAACATTCTTCTGTTGGATAACTAGTTAAAGGATTCACAGTTCCATGATATCCACTAGTTTGATAGAAGAATGGATCGTCAAAAGCATAAACATTAAACCAACGTTGAATTTCCGCAAATCCAATATCTTGATAATCTTCAATTACATATCCAGCATGGTATGTAATTCTTTGGCACATTCTAACATATTCATCAGTCAAATACAAGACAGAATGACCACTCAACATATTATATACGCGATAAAGATCATCCTTTACTTTTTCATATTGAACATAAGGTCCAGAATGACCATTCATTCTTCCCCAAGATGAAATGCCAAGATAAACTGCATCAGCATCATCAGGAACTTCAATCTCTGGACGGAAGTTTTTAATCATACAATCATCTTCAAAAAGAATAAAAGGTGGATCAATTTCACAAAGTCCTTTGTAGTGTGCAGCAGAACATCCAGCAACTGGATTATTTGGACGTGCAACACCCTCTACACGAATGATATTTTTAAATCCACATTCTTTAAGAATCTTTTGCATATTCTCATTTTTTTCAGTATGCTGTTCAAGATTCATATAAACAGCAGGAATTTCTCTAAGATCTAAGTTCATTATGATTCTTCTTTAAAGCAATAATTTTAGGTTCATATGGATAATCCGTTCCAATAAACTCTTCAGCAAAACAATAAGATGGAGTTAAACTAAGAGTTGGTGGATTATCAATCAAGTAGCGGTTCATGTGTGATTCGTCATGCCAAAGAGCAATAACTCCATTCTCAAGATCTTTATTAACTCGATCAGAAATCACCTCAGACATCTTAAGAAACTCTTTGGTAGATCCACCATTAAATCCCCCAGCATAGTAATACTCACCTTCTTCACCCAGAGGAACATATGCTAGAGATTGTGGATTCCTATCATAAGATTTCTGTTCCTTAGGATAAAAAGACTGATAAGGATGCATAGTAGCAACAAGATCACTAAGAATCTCATCACCAACTTTATCAACAAGACCCATATCTACATCAAAATAAAAACAATAATCAAACTGAGAAATAAACTCTTTTTCTTTTACAAAGTAGTTATATCTTTTTAAAGTAGGCATCGGCCAAGGTTCATGTTCAATCTGACAAACTCTTATATTATCAGATGCTTCTACTTCATGATCTGTAAAAAGTAGGCACTCAATATCATGCCCAGGCAAGAAGTTTTCCTCAATATTATCAAGTAATCTTTCAATAAATTGAATATACTTATTTGTTGCAATTGTTAAAATACAGATTTTCATTTTCTTTTAATGTAAAGTGCATCACCCCAAATTTCGCCAACCCAACTAGTTTCTACCCTCTCCATCCCATAAGTTAAAAGAAACTCATCAATTTCTTCAACATATGCATTATTTTCATATACTTCATCACGATTTACTTCACAATAAACATAATCAACATGCTTCAGAGTTTCTGTAGCACCCTTAAGAACTTCCAGTTCATATCCCTGAACGTCCATGTTAAGAAAATTATAATCCTTTGTATCAAAATTATCAAGTAAGTCAACTTCAACTTCTTCTGTTCCATCAAACTTAACATGAGGGTGATGAGTTAGATGAACTTTTGGTTTTAATATGGAACTACTTTGTTTTTGATTATCACTTAAATACATGATTGCAGTACCAGGAGAAGATCCTAATGCAACTTGATGTCCTTCAATATTAGCATTTAAATCAAATATTTTTTTTTGAAGAATATCAAAGCATTCACTCAATGGTTCAAATAAAATAATTTCTTGAATGCCATTTTTGACATATTCACCTACTTCTTCGCCATAATGAGCACCCACATGGATTACACCCTTAACATCCATGAAGTATTTTTTTCTTAATTGTGTAAAATTTAAAAGCATATTTTTATAATTGAATATTAGCAAATAAAGCTTCATAATACGAAGCTTTGGTAGGAGCCATATGTCCAGAAGTCATCCAGTAACTATCATTCCTTAATCTATGAAAATATTTAAAACCAGGAATTATTTTAGAATATCCACCATTTACCATCCAATTGTATTGAAATGCTATACAATCTGCGGCAGAAGTTTCTTGATTACAATATGCATCATACATCCTAGAAAGATAATTGTCTCTATTGACTACATAATTGCCAGTATTTAAAAACATAGGAAACTCTGGCAATCTTGAATTTATAGCTTCTTTTGATTCCCTACAACCTATTTTATCATAAGAATACTTATAATCAACCTGCCTTACAATATCTTCAGTATTTCTAAACATTACCAAAGTTTCTGGACAATAACAAATATTATTATCGGCATCTTGAATATTTTTAATTAAATTTAAAGAATCATTATTTGGATAATTATCACTATCTAAAAGATAAACCCATTCCGTAGTTGCTTTTTTAACTGTTTTATATTTGTTTTTAAATCCGCCAAGATTTATTGGGTTTCTATATAATTTTATTTTGGGATTATTTAATTCAGAAACAATAGTATTGAGATTATTCCATTCTTCTTCACTAGATTGATCATCATTTACTATTATTTCAGATACAAAATCATCGTCAATAGAGTATCTAATACAATCTAAAAAATATTTAGAGGTATTATAAAATGGAATTGTCAAAGAAATTTTATCAATCATAATTTGAAATTTTTTTCGCTATAGTATTTAAACATCCATCCCAGGTCAAATATTTTTGATAGATTTCCTGCCCATAATTAATCATCTGTTGATACTGTTTATTTTCGATTAAAGCATCGACTTGTTCTGGAATAGTTTCAATTTCATCTTCTTTAATTAATAAGCACATTTTATTCCATTCAATATCATCTACAAATGGCAACCAAAAAACATCACTAATGTAAATGGGGATGCACTTCATCTGAATTGCTTCATACATTCGGAATGAAGCAGGACCAAATCCTCTTGGAGAAAGAGCAAATACTGAATTATATAGAATCTCACGAAAGATCTCAGTTCTATTATGATCAAGATTAACCGCAAATTTATAATCAGGTAGATGTGCTAAAAGTTGATTCATTTTAACTCTAATTGGATGAGTATCCTTTCCAGCATATCCAACTTTATATTTTCTAATTTCATTTAGAGTTGCATCATGAGAATCGCATAAAAGTGGAATAGGTTCATAAGAAGAATTTTTACCATTAGGAGAACTAAAATTTCCAGAAGAGGCAAATATTTTACAATTATCAATAGGAATTAATGTGCCGCCATCATATTGAACAATAGTAAAAAACTTTTCGTTTGGATGATTTTGAATAAGTTGATTACAAAAATCAATAAGTGGTTGGACATTTTTACCAAATCCATTTTCAATATGCCAAGAAGTCCATTGAATTGGTATATAAATGTATTCAGATTGCAGATCTTGTTTTGTTGTAAAGAAAGAATATGCCCTTTCTTCAATCATAGGATTATATCCTTGATGTGGGGGATATTCAATTGGCATTTTTGAAAGAAATTTATCTGGAACTTCAGCAACTCTGATCATAATTTTATCCAGTTATCCAATATTATATCACATCCAGTATTATCAGTTCTCCATTTTTTAGGAGCTATAGTGCAATTTGATTCTGATAAAAATGCTGCCCACCAACTAAAAGAACTATTAGCGATAATATGATTTTTGCACATTTGCATTAAAAATAAATGTCCACTATCCCTATCACCAGAATAATCATCTCCAACAAAATGCATTTCATAATCAGATTTTAAATTATCTTTACACCATTCAATATCATCAGAAAAAACATAATAAACTGGATTTTTATATTTTAATTGAATAAGTTCCATAGCAGTATTGTAATATTCAATTCCAATAACACCATGAACTGCATTTGCTTTTGGATTATTAACATAATCAGATCTTCTAACATGAAGACATACACTACTTTCTATTTTTTCAATCTGCGAAGATAAGTTTTGTATATTTTCAGGAAAAGAATTTTTAAAAGTAAACTGGTCTTTTACCTCATCAATAACGTTTTCAAATTCTGATACGTTTTGAAAATATCCTTGAAGCATCAATTCACCTTCTGGAGACTCTTCAATTTCATCATATTTTATATTAAATAAATCTAAATCATATCCTCTACCAGTTAATCCATTAACAATTACTTTTCTTTCTTGCCCATTATAAAAACTAGTATCTAACTTAAAATTAGTAAATTGAGAATATTCCTTTAAAGCAGACAAACCAGCAGCATATTGAAACATCTGATTTCCCAAACCACCCATCAAATAAACATAAAAAATCATAGCAATTTCCAATCAGGTAAGTATAAATCTTTAGTATCATGTTCTATACAATCACCAGAAAACCAATTTTTGGGAGCAATCACATTTTTGCTATCTGCTAACCATGCACCCCACCAACTAAAGGTACTATTGCAAATAATATGATAATCACACCGACTCATAATATACAAATCAAAATAAGCATTTTCTGTTTCTGATATTAAAAATCTATCATCCGAAAACATTTCTTGCTTTTTACACCATTCAATATCATCAGAAAAAACAAGAACAGGTAAATCTTGAGGAAATTGTTTAAGAGCATCAATATAATACTGATTACTTTGTACAGGATGATTTGGATTTGTTACGAAATCATTACGGCGAATATGAAGTGCTATTGATCCCATATATTCTTCAACTATTTCCCGACATTCTTCCTGAATATTTTCTTTAAAAATAAAATCAACAGAACGCAATTCGTGTTCTATATCTTTAAAATATTTTTCAGATTGAAAAAATCCAACAAAATTATAATTACCATCTATATTATTAACTAAATCTTGATCATAGTGAAAGAATTTTTCTCTAATGCTTGGGTATTGTTTCATTTCCCTATTACATTTAATATCAAAACATTCATCTATATTACTAAAAAGTTTTTGATAATAAAATTTACCAAATACTTCTTTTGGTGGTATACAAAAATTTGCATTATGTTTTCTTGCAAGTGCTTTTATAAAGGAATATTGGAACATTTGATTTCCCAAATGTCCATTATTACCCAATTCATTAATACAAAATTCCATTTAAAAAACACTCTCTAATAATTTTAATTCTTTTTGACCAACAAAATGATTATTTCCTAAGTATATTCCATTATCATGAACAAAATCAACTGTCAAAATATTTTTATGAGTGGTTATATCATAACCTTCTAAAAATGGTTGTTTTAATAAATTTCCACTTATAATTGGTCTATGTTCAATACCAATTTCATCAAACTTTTTCTTCAAATCATCCGCAATTTCTTTTGTTTTGCAGATTAAAGGAAAACAAAAATTGCTGCATGTTGGATAATATTTTGGAGCAATAAACTTATCTGGATATTTTTTAACAAGTTTTATAAAATTAATATAATTTTTATTTCTAATCTCAATATACTTATCTAACCTTTTAAGTTGAGATAATCCTAAAACTGCACCAAGTTCATGATTTCTAAAATTATATCCATCAGTTACGAATAAAAACTGATCAGAAATGTGAGAATATTTTTTTGCATATTCTTTATGCTTTGTAGATTCTCTAGCAAGTCCATGACTTCTTTTCATCCTCATTAAATCGTACAATTCATAATTATTGGTAGATACCATTCCACCTTCAACTGTAGACATATGATGGCCAAAATAAAAACTAAATGTAGAACCTAAACTATCAGATCCACGTTTTGTTCCATCGGGAGACTTACAACCATGCGATTCACAAACATCATCCAAAATTAAAGCATCAGGAAATAAGTTTTTATACCTTTCATTATTTGCAGAAAATCCAATTAAATGAGTAACAAATATAAGTTTAATATCTGGATGTTCTTTAGAAATATACTCAAGATCTTCTTCACAAAAACTAAAATTATTAATATTAATATCACAAAAAATAGGAGTAAATCCTAATTGAATCACAGGTCCAATATTAGTAACCCAAGTACAAGATGGAACTAATACTTTATCTCCATTTTTTAGACCATAAAGTTCTTTAACTGCAGAAAGAAGTAAATAATTTGCAGTACTTCCAGAAGAAACATATAATGAATATTTTGAACCTAACCAGTCATTCCATTTAGATTCAAACTCTCTAACTTTTTTACCATTAGTAAAACGATCTGAAGTTAGAACAAATTTTGCAAGATTAAATCTATCACCTAAAGTGATATTATTTTTCATTAACGGCCATTTAAATTGCATTTTCTTTATACCATTCATATGTTGTTTTAATTCCCTCCAACAGACCAACTTTTGGTTCCCATCCAAGAGATTTAATTTTATCTACGTTTAGAATTTTTCTTGGAGTTCCATTTGGTTTAGTAAAGTCCCAGGAAATCTCCCCAGGAAAACCAACTACATCTGAAATAATGTTTGCGAGTTCCCATATTCTAACATCCTCACCAGTTCCAACATTAATGTGTTCTGGTTCATTATAGTTTTGCATACAAACATAACATGCCTCTGCAAGATCATCAACGTGAAGAAACTCTCTCATAGCAGATCCATCACCCCAAAGATTTACAGATGGTCCATGCCAAGGACCACCTGGATCTATAACATAACCATCTTCCTTTGCCTTATGAAACTTAGCAATCATCGCAGGAAGAACATGTGATGTTTCTAAATCAAAGTTATCATTAGGACCATAAAGATTTGTTGGCATCAAAGAAATAGCATTAAATCCGTGTTGCTGACGATATGCCTGACACATTTTAACACCTACTATTTTTGCAAGTGCATAGGAATCATTAGTAGGTTCCAAAGGTCCAGTCATTAACTGATTTTCTGTAATTGGTTGAGTTGCTAATTTGGGATAGATGCAAGAAGAACCAAGAAATAAAAGTTTAGTTACATCATTAAGCATAGAATAATGAATAATATTGTTCTGTATCATTAAATTTTGATACAAAAAATCTCCCTTATAATTATAATTTGCCATAATACCGCCAACTTTGGCAGCAGCAACAAATACATATTCAGGTTTGTTTTTTTCAAAAAATTCTTTGGTTTCTTCTTGATCTATAAAATCAACTCTATTGCGAGTTGCTTCGATGATATTAAAGTATCCTTTGCTTTTTAAATTTCTGATGATTGCGGAACCAACCATTCCATTAGCACCAGCAACCAATATTTTAGAATTACTGTCCATAAACACACATGTCCTCAACTAATTCTTTAAATGAAATCTTAGGTTCCCAACCTAATTTTTCTTTTGCCTTAGTGGCATCACCTAACAAAGTCTCTACTTCAGAAGGTCTAAAATATTTAGGATTAACTCGAATGACTTCTTTTTTGGTATTTAAATCATATCCAATTTCATCCAAACCTTCACCCATCCACACAATCTTCATACCAAAATAAGGTGCCGCTGCTTCAACAAACTCACGAACTGAATACTGAACACCAGTAGCAATTACAAAATCTTCTGGTTCATCTTGCTGAAGCATTAACCACATCGCTTCAACAAAATCCTTGGCGTGTCCCCAGTCACGCTTGGCATTCAGATTGCCAAGATACAGACAATCTTGAAGTCCAACAGAAATCTTAGAAAGTGCCCGAGTAATCTTACGTGTTACAAAGGTCTCACCACGACGAGGAGATTCATGATTAAAAAGAATACCCGTGCAGGTATACATTCCATATGCTTCACGATAGTTCTTTGTAATCCAGTATCCATAAACCTTAGCACACCCATAAGGAGAACGAGGATGAAAAGGTGTAGTCTCTTTCTGTGGAATCTCCTGCACTAATCCAAACATCTCTGAAGTAGATGCTTGATAGATACGAACTTTCTTATCCATTTCCAATAAACGAACTGCTTCAAGAATACGAAGAGTTCCTAGAGCATCTGTCTGCCCCGTATATTCAGGCATCTCAAAGGATACTTTAACATGACTCTGAGCACCCAGATTGTAAATCTCATCTGGTTGAACTTTTTGAATAACACGAACTAGGTTAGTAGAATCAGTAAGATCACCGTAGTGAAGAGTAAGACGATCATAAATCCCATCAATTCTGTGAGTATTGATAAGGGAGGATCTCCTGATGATTCCGTGTACTTCATATCCTTTTTCTAAGAGCAATTCGGCAAGATAGGAACCATCTTGTCCCGTAATGCCTGTTATTAACGCAACTTTCATATCATAAAGTCTTTTGTATCATTATACCAAAAAAGGAGAGTTTATGCAACTCTCCCATCAGGTCTTTCATGCACGCCACCAATTCTTTGACTGGAAATTGGAAACCAGGCGGGAGAGAGTCCCATCCGCACCACCAATTCTTTTAGGAAATTGGAAACCTAATTTTTACTTACAAAAGCATTAATTTTATTAGCAAGTGCTTCAATCTCCTCATAAGAAGGAAAATCTGGATAATCTGTTTTTATGGAATTTTGTTTATTCCATTCATCAACAATAGCAAATGCTGCATGATATTTGTCTTGAGCAAGACCATTTGCTTGCTTAAAGATTTCAAAACGCAATTCGTAAGGTGTCATTTGTTTTCTCCTTTAATGTGTGTGTGTTGTGTGTGACAATAGGGTCAAATTTGACTCCACCAGTACTTTTAGAGTCTCTCCGTGACTAAAGGGGTTGCTCCCGACCAGTTCTGTTATAGACCATCCGTGTCTTTTAAACAACTCCAACTTGTTCAAGATCTTGTTGAAGATATTCCATAAGAATTTCATAATCATCAAGAGGATCACCAGAAAATATTACCCCTTCATTTTCATAGAAGCGGCGAACCTTTTTATAAAGTTTCGGACTCTTTACATCAAGGTAGAATTCTCCGTTAGCAGCAGAGCGAAGAGTGCTAACATCCTTTTTGAACTTTTGAATCAGAGACATTGTTTTAAATTATTACCTTGTTATTATAAGGGTTTTTGAATGTTTAGTCAAGTAGTCCAATTTAAAAAGTGGACAGTCGGGATGATAGGATTCGAACCTACGACCCCTCGCTCCCAAAGCGAGTGCTCTACCAAACTGAGCTACATCCCGAAATTTTAAGCAATAGTAAAGTTTATTTTTCCTCCTATAATCCACATCGCTGCAGATGGAGATCCAGGAGTATAATCATACAATAAAGTATATTTAAAATTATTGAGATTATACGGGTCATTCTCCGTCAACAATTGCCAAGTTGCAGGGCTTGATGGATTACTTATATCACTATACATCGTTGCGGACCAAATGTCAAGGCTATAACCAGAATTTGGATATTGAGTTGCTATATTTTGAGATCTAAAAGTTATATAATGATTTGAATCGGTTATTGATGGATAAACTTTATATCCATTTATAGCATCTGGTGTAAAAGTTATGGTCAAACCACCAACCGTGCTAGTAATAGAAGTTGGAATTGAATTTGTGGGAGTTTGTCCCAAATTAACTCCATAAATTGTTCCAGTCCAAGTAAATCCTTCAAGTAAAGGATTTCCAATCTCATCGGTAATAGAATAATTAATATCCGCCATATTGCTTTAAATTTATTTTACTTTATGTATATAGTCATTTCTAATAAGAGACCAAATTATTTTTCATTTCTAAGAAATTTTTCAAGAGGATCTTTTCTTGTTTTTACAATTTCACATGCTCTCATATAAAACATATTATTCATATTTCCCGATTTTTCAAATGTTTCTTTTATCTTCACCCAATTATTGTAGGTGTGTTGATCCATTTGTTTTGTATTATAGTATTACTACTTATGATTATAACATTTTTGACATAATATTTTGTAACTATTGTAACTAAAGGAAAGTCAGGGATTCGAACCCTGGGAGGCTACTAACCTCATTTGTTTTCAAGACAAACACCATAAACCGCTCGGTCAACTTTCCAATAAAAGTCCTCATCGGACTTCAAAATCTAAACGCCTAACTTTACGCTGACGCCTTGCTTCTTGCCAAGCAATATCTTCAGTTGTAAGAACACTTGATTTTGTTTTTGTATGAATAGAGTTTAACATAACAACCTTTGATAAGTCAAGTGCTGTAATCTTATCTCCACGAATAGTTGCCATATTTGAACAACCACAAGCAACTGTTTTCGTTGGATGCCCTTCCATCTCTTTATTGCAAGAGCGGCATCTAATTTTTAAATTTTCCATTTGTCAAATTTTATTCAGTAAATGAACGCAACATCCAAACAAACTTACCATGAGTTTCCATAAAACTTTGAACTAAATTTGATGTGGCATATTGTTTTTGATTATCTGCTTCTTCCGATATAATAGTAAACGATTCAATTATTTTTTTATTACTATCTAACAAATCAGAAATCATTCCAGAAGCATCAATAAAACTCGATGCTTCTTTGATTTGGGAAACCTCTACAACTCTAGTAAGAGTGCTGACTGGTTTCATACCAAGATATCTCATGTGCTCTGTGAGGGTATCAATCTCTTCAAACATAGTTTCATACTGTCCACCAAAGAGAGTATGAAGTTGTTGAAAATCAGAACCTACAACATCCCAGTGATAGATCCAAGTTTTTTGGAAAAGAACAAAAAGTGATGCCTGAGCATCACTTAATAGTTTATAAAGTGTTTCCATTATACGTATTTTTTTAAGTATTTATGATTATTCAAATTAAATACTATTTCATCTCACAATAAATCAATCAGGATGACTAGATTCCAACATAAACTCTACAGTATTTGCAACATCATTCATCGCATCACGAAGAAATGGTTGTTGTCCAGATTCTTGTTTGCAAATAGGACGAGAACAATCAGTTAATGTCCATCTCCATTGTTTCATAGATGCACAATACCAAAGTTTAATGTTCATGTTTATTATACTCAAGTTTAATCCAGTTAAGAAGAGCATTTGATTCTGCTCTTTCTGCTTCGGTCATAACATCCTTAAATGAGGCAGTATAGTGCTCAAGTGCTTTAATTGCGAGTGTTCTATCTTGTTGTGATATGAGAGACATAAGAATCTTGACTCCAAACTATAATAGACAAAAAAAGGGGGTTTTGTCAACCCCCTTTATGTATCAGAACTTGAAGGTTGTCTGAATTACACCACCCAAACCAGTGAAGGTAGGTTGTCCAGCAGCATTCGTCGTTGAATTGCTTGAACCAGAAGCATAGAACAGAGCAGGAGTAACTGAGATGTTATCAGATACTTGGAACTTGTAGAACCACTCAACTAACCAGGGATTGCTACCTGAAGCACCAGCGGAGTTTGCAGGTTGACCAAAAGCAATACCAGCAGCATTAGATTTGCGGAAAGCATCATCCCACTGGAATCCAACCATCCAAGAACGGGATGATTGTGCTTGTTTCTGAGGAGTTGCACCAGCAGCACCAGAGTTACCACTAACAAAGTTATAACCATATCCAACGCTTACAGAAGGAATTGCGCCCGTGGTTTTAGGTTGCCAGTAAGCATTCAGTGCAACAGCATTCGAATACTGATTCACACCCAGAGTGCTACCTGCAACACCATTACCATCACGAACTCCAGACTGAGGAGTACCATAACGATAACCAGCAGCAACACCCCACTGAGAAGCCTTATAACCAAGTTGGGTCATAATGTTGATACCAGATGCAGAGTTGAAGACACCATAAGTGCTATCTGAACCCGATGCACCATTCTTACAACCAGCAGTACAAGTAGTGTTGGAACTGTTCACTCCAGAACCATTCACAACATAGTTAGCATTAAATACAAATCCAGGTTGTCCTTTTGCAACAGGTTGTTTCCATTGAAGACCAACACCTTCACCAGTTGCTTTGTTGTACACACCACCAGTACCACCAACAGCAAATACATCAAGAATGTTTGACTTATATGCAGTTGGAATCCATGCCATCTCGGTGTTACGAACCAGAGCACCAATCGTCAGTTTGGTTGCTTTGTTTGCACCAACAGGGAATTGATAGTACAGACGATCAATATAAACTGCATTATTCCAATCTTCTGCTTTATCAAGTTTGAAGATGTTGTTTGTGGAAGTACCGAAAGGATACTTAGAGAAATTACCAGTACGCAGACGAGTACGTAGCAAATCTTGACCAGTATATGAAGTATCAAGGTTGATACGAAGGTCATAGTTAAAGGTTGTGTTTCCATAACCTTTCACACCAGCAGCGGTATAATTAGGTACACCACCAAGAATCATGCTTGCTTCACCAGCCAGTTTGGTGGTAGTGGAGAATTGTTGTGCCTGAAGGGTACGAACTTTGTTCTCAAGACCATCCACACGAGCAGTCAGAATTGTGAGTTCTGTATCAAATTCTGCAAGAAGTTTTTTAAGTTCATCGGTACTTTCAGTCACACGATCAAGGCAAGCATTCAGAAGAGCTGCTGCCTCAAAACGGGTCATCGCTTTACCGCCACCAAAAGTTCCGTTGGGATAACCTGCAACGCAACCATATTTCTCAACAAGATTGCTGAGTGCCTGGTATGCCCAATCCGTAGGACGAACATCAGACAATTGAGTGACACTCGAAACCTGTTCTCCAGTTGAGTATTGATTGACTGCTGCCAAGTTAAGGTCTGCGGCATTCGCAGCAACAGGAGCAATCATACCAAGAGCAACAGGTGCAAGCATCAGTTGTTTGATTTTCATAAAAATTTGTTTTTTATACTAAACGACAATATGAAGATTTACAACAAAGCAAATCTTCGTTATTTATGCGTCTTAAGCAAATCTTAAGATTGAAAGCATCTTAGAGTACTTTTGGTTTTTTGTCAACTAAGATTTGGTTAAGAAGCGGAGTATCGGATTCGAACCGACGACATCTAACTTGGAAGGATAGCGTTCTACCACTGAACTAACTCCGCAATGTGAGAGTGGAAGGTTTCGCATCCTTCTACTGTATCCCTTATCGGGGTGCCTTACTTTTGGCATCACTCTCAGCACTTCGCTTCACACGGACATATGAAGTATAAGACATAATGAGTATTATGTCAAGCCCCCGACAAGACTCGAACTTGCGACAACGGCTTTACAAAAGCCGTGCTCTACCAACTGAGCTACAAGGGCATTTTTGACTTTAACCTTTTCCTTACGGCATTATCACTAACACCAAATATTCTTCCAGTAGCAGAATATCCATTTTTATCAACAAGAATTTTTAATTCTTCATTACTAGGCCAATTAGCAACTTCTCTGCTTTTAGTAGAACATTTTACAGAACAAAATTTCTGATTAATGTTAGTTGGTTTTTCACATTCTTTACAAGGATGTTTTGGTTTTTCTGGAAAAGGTTTAGTAGCAAAACTTTCATCAAATTTAAGAATTTGATTAGGAATATTTGTAATTCCTGCGTGAACTTCTCTATGACAGTTAGAACATAAACAAACACACTTTCTAAGTTCTTCAACAAATACTTGTCTGTTTGCTACGGATGCTGATGGAGTAAAGTCTTTTTGATTGGGATTTATATGATGAAACTCTAATGCTTCAACACATTTATCATACCCACAAATACCGCACTTACCACCAAATGCATTAACTGCCCATTTTTTTCTTCTTTGACGAAATTGAACTACATTTTTGCCAGACATTCTAACCTCCAACTCATTATTATTTATAATATTTTAGAGGTTAGAACTCCCCACCTAGGTAACGCTCCTAGCTATCTCGAATTAACAGTTCGGCCCATTCGCTTGCTTGGTCGTGGGGAATGGTTTGGAGAATAAATCTCCAACGTCTCAGGAGGGATTCGAACCCCCGACCCACAACTTAGAAGGTTGTTGCACTAATCCGCTGTGCTACTGAGACATGAAAGTATTATATCACTCCTTAGGGCAGTCGTCAACCCATGGAGCACATAATCTCATTTCACCTCCAAGAACTGATTGAGCATAAGACCCATCTGGTGGTTTCTCTGAGTATCGTGGTTTTGATACTTCTGCTTTTGATAATCCAGATTGTGTCCAATAATCATCAATTGCTCTATCAACATCACGATGTATTCTTCGGTCAAGTTTCTCTGGATCTTTAATCACAAACTCATTAAGTATTGTGCCTGGAAAATATTTTCTTTGAACTTCGTCAAGCAAATCCCAAATATTATTTTGGGACATTCCAGTACATTGTGAGAGTGTTGCAATAATAGAACTCAATACAATTCCTATGATTGCATATTGTTTTATATCTGGTTTTTTATTTCCAAAGTTAAAATTAAAGTTCATTCAAGACCTTGAAGAAATACTCTTAAACTTCTTTTTAATTCTTCAATTGTTAAATTTGGTTCCTCATACAAATATGAATTTAGAACCAACTTACATTTATTTTTGAGTTGATTATCACTAGACCAATCTAATAGTTCTGAAACTACTTGTGCTGCGATTGACATGGTAGGGGAAGAACTCTCCTTTCCTATTTATCGAAAAGGAGGACCGCCATACCATCCAACCAAAGAAATCCTTCTTCCCCAAGTTACAGGTTTAACTCTATGAGAAACTATTGATGGAAATACAATTACATCTCCAGCATCAAGTTTAAAAGTTTTACATTTTTTAGTTGGGTGAAATAATTGCAATTCACCTCCACCATAATCACTTTCAGAACTCAAACACATCACAATACTTAATTTTCTAATTAAATTTTTTTCTGGTTTTTGTGTCATATCAATATGCCACTTATATTGATCATTTGGTGGTTGATAGACTGTAAATTGAATCTGATCATGCCACCTTTCTAAATCAAAATTAAAAAAAGATTTATTTGCACACGATACAAAGTGTGCCATCATTCCAGCAACCCAAGAATCAGTATAAAGCCATCTATGAGAAGATGACCTTATTTTCGAATTAAATTTATTTTTATCAATAAGTGATTTTTCTAAATATTCTTCATCAAAAAAATCTTTAATAATATTATCACATATTTCTTTGCTCATTTGAGAAGGAATAAAATAATGTTCTAAAATTGGAATATCTATAAAATCTCCAGTCATGTTTCAATAATGATTTGTTTAATAAAGATTCAAGAATTTTTATTTTCTTTTCTTGAATTTTTTTCTTCAGTAATTTCCAATCTACGTGCCTTAACAAGTTTGGAAATTTCTTGAAGTGCTTTACGAGCTCTTGTTCCAGCCGAATTATTACCACCAACAAACTTTTCATCTTCAGTTTGCCATGCTGCAAATGCATCAGCAATTTGTTGTACAGTTTCTGACATAATTTTCCTTTAATATAGGTATGTGTTTATATATACAAGAAAAGGGAGGGTTTCCTCCCCTAACATAATTAGACTTCTACTTGAACCAGTCGGTTAGCATAATCATAGGCATATGAGGTTCGAGCACCATGATGACCCCAACCAATCCAATCGTAAGCAAAATTCATGTAAGAGTAGATAGATTTTCCAGGAGTTTTCATTTTATCTTCAATACTCTTCCATTGAACTTCATTTGTTAGATACCGAAGTTGCGTTTCGAGTGATGATGGAGATCCACCATACTTTCTAGCAAAATCACCCAATCCATAATAACGATTCGCAGATGTCCATTGAATCAGTCCATATCCACCCCAGCAGGAGTAATAGGACCTTTTACTACCACCTTCACAAATATTAGGCACGAATGTAGATTCTTGCTTAATATTTCCTAAAATAGTAGCAAGGGCGTTTCTGTCTTTAACTCCAATGTCCTGAAAATAATTCAGGGCAACATTTTCATTTTCATTACACCCTTTACAAATTAACCTTTTTTCTTTTGGCTTTGGTTGTGCAACCTCTTTGGTCGCTGTCTTGGTCTCAAACTCCTTAATAATTGAAAATGGTGGCGGAGCACTCAATGGTGGAGGAGGAAATAAACCAGGCAGTGTTGCCGAACTGGTTGTAACCGATGCCAAAAGAGGCAGGGCTACTGTAAAGAAATTTTGCATTAAGTTTTACTGAACTCTACATCCCAATAGAAAGGGGGTACACCACTCCTCTCGGAGGGCACTTTCCTGGGCTCTAAAATCACATCAAATTCTCATGATGTCATCCCTGTGTTAGGGATTTCTCATAATAAGATACTATTTAGGATTTGTCAAGAATTACCCAACATCATTTTTAACTAATGGATATTTACAATGTTTATGATTTTTAAATGATAAATTTTCTACAAAAAATACTTGAGTTAATCTTTCTTTAGTTCCAAAATAAGGAACTCCATGATGATTATTTCCATCAAATAATATACATCTATTAAATATGTTTTCAATTCTAACAGATTCATAATATTGATCTCTGCTTTGATCCCACGTAGACATATTTTTATCAGTTAAAGATTCTCCTTGATATTTTTTAAATTTAAGATTATTTGCATCAATATGCAATTCATTATGATAGTACCATTTATTTTTTGGTGTATATATTGAAGTTCCTGTTCTTTCTTCTGTAATTAAATCCAAATACACAACTCCACCAAATAAAACTCCATCCCGATGAATAAATCCTCTATTATTTTTATTTGTTTTTTCTGGATGAAATGGTTTAATTTTTTGAAAAGATGTAGATATTACATAATCTGATATTTCATGTATATTGTAAAAAATTGAAAGTATTTTATCACAAAAATGATGAAATAAATCACGATTAATATTTGAAATTAGTTCAGTTCTTGAACCTGGCCATCTTCCGTCTTCATTTGGATAAAATTCTTGAGATAGAGCAAATTCTCTTACGTCATGTGGATTGTGATAAAAATCATCTATAACACAAACTGGAAATAACTTATTATGCATAAAAATTTATTATTCATTCGTTAATATATTCTAATGAGAAAATATCATGATCTGGAATATCTGGATTTAACCATTCACTAAACTCTGATTGAATTGCATGGGCATTATCAATATTTTCTTCAGAGAGAATATGAATCCGATCAATTGCCCAATCATGTGTTTGGCGAAGAGTTTGTTCCAAAGTTACCATAATCTTTTCGCATGTAGCGTCCTAGAATATTGCTATTGTAGTACGCTGGAATGCCGTTGTCAAGAGATTCCTTTAAAACATTATTTAAAAAAAGTTGTTTTGTTTCTTCATAGTTACAGTCACCTTTGGTTTTATGAAGACTTAATATTTTTCTTTCAAAACTTTCTTTACCGTATTTCTTTACATCTTCTTTGAGTTCTGGACAAGATCCGTAGTATTTTTGCCAATCAGACTCTTGTTTAACTCTTCTAGATTTGCCTTTTGGTGTGCGATATGCCCAGAAATATTTCCTACCAATGTAACTACGACCAGTTGTAGGACAGTAAATATGATAAACAAAACCAAACCAATCTTGAATATGAGAAGACTCAAATACTTCTCCAGAGTATATCCAAGGGTTTTCATAGCTCATATAAAGTAATCTTATGAGCTATTATTTATCTTCAACGCTAGCAAAGCGATTATAGCAATAAAAAAGCACCCTGTCAAGAGGGTGCTTTTTTATGTGAGTTTTATATCAACCTCTGTATTTTGACTTTACTCTTGCTTTTGCTGCCTCACCTTCTGGATCCTTTTTATGTGCATCCAAAACCTGTCCAATTCTCTCATTGTTAGGACTACCAGCAGCTTCACCAGTCTTCATATGAACATAATATCTTCTATTCTGCATTTTTTGAGTTGGAAGAGGTTTTTGATCTTCATCAAGTTGTCCTAAAATTTCCTCTCTCCATTCTTCGCTCATGTTTGCCATAATAACTAAAGCATTCTCATTAGTATCTGCATATCCTTCAGATACAAGATGCTCAAGAATGTAATCAAAGAGATCTGCCTCTTCTCCAAGTCTTTCAGCAGCTCTACCAGCAGCAGCACCTGCCTTACGTGCCTTTTGAGCAACTACACCAGCAGCGCCTGCTGCCTTACGGAGACCCCTTCCAAGTAGACTCTTAACGCCCTGCTTAACTTCTGCCTTCTTCGCTCTAGCAGCGTCTGTGACCGCTGTAACTGCCTTACCAGGAGCACTTGCAACAGCACTAGCAGCTTTGCCAACTGCATGAAGAGCGCCACGTCCTGCTCTTCTTGCCTCGTCCTTGGCGATTGAACCTGCAATTTCAACACCTGCCTTAATGCCCCTTGCCTTTGCTGTTACACGATTCACAGCGCCTTTAACTGCTGCCTTACGTGCCTCACCACGCTTTGTAGCAGTAGTTGATTTATTATATGCCTTTGCTGCTCTCGATCCAGCGGGGGCATATGGATTAAGTTCCATTAAATATTCAGTCGCTGCATCTTCTACCAGATCTGCTGCTTCATCCAACTCATATCCAAATTCTAAACATTCGTTGACGAGTTCTTCTACAATTTCTTCAATCAAATCATCGGTTAAAAGATCCGATTCTTCGTAAACATTTTGATATGCTTCTTGTAAACCTCTAATATCTGGTGGCAACATTTTAATACTTATGGAATTACTACAGATATTTATAAAAAAAGAGGGTCCGAAGACCCTCTCTATCAAAGTTGAAATCCTGCAAAGGAATCTTTTGTAACGTCTTGCTTGATTCCACCAATAATATAACTTTCAACCTCCGTTTCTTGAGGTGCCACTTGAAGACCTTTGGAACTAATCCAATGCTCCGTCCAAGGAAGTGGATTGTTCTTTGCTGGAATATCATAAAGAGGACGAAGACCAATCGATTTCATACGACGATTTGCAATCCACTCAACATATTGCTGAAGAAGTTTATCATTTAGTCCAATCATAGAACCATCCTTGAACAAATACTCTGCCCAAAGTTTTTCTTGATTTACAGCATTTTCAAAAGTCTTATAAACCCAATGCTCTTCTTCTTTGGCAATTCTTTGCATCTCAGGATCATCACCTTCTTTCCACTTGTTGAGAATATTCTGAGTGATAACTAGATGCTGATTCTCATCACGAGCAATCAATCCAATTATTTTTGCACTTCCTTCCATAAGTTTGAGTTCGCCAAATGCAAAACTGCAAGCGAAACTGACGTAAAAGCGAATACCTTCAAGAATATTAACGTTTGCAACTGCTCTGAAAAGTTTGCGTTTGAGTTCATATCTTTCTGCCTGTGCGAAGGGAACTTGTTCTTGGGCATGTTTCCAAAGTTCAGAAGTCCCATAGTGTTGAGCACCATTAATGAAATCATTATATGCTTCCGTTACACTCACAGCGCGTTCAAGAATACGATCATCTTTAAGAATCGTATCAAATACATCCGAAGGATCGGAATATACATTCTTGATGATGTAAGTATAGGATCGTGAATGAATCATCTCCATAAACTCCCATACCTTCATACATGCTTCCAATTCTGGTAGCGAACAATAGGGAGCAAATGCCATTCCAGGTCCACGACCTTGGACGCTATCAAGCATAACTTGATATTTTAGATTAGAAGTAAAGATATGTTTTTGTTCAGGACGAAGAGATTGGTAATCTCCACGATCTTTCTGTAAAGAAACCTCCTCAGGTCTCCAAAAGTATCCTAATTGTTGAGTTGTTAGTTTATCGAAAATTGGATATTTGTAAGAATCGTATCTTTGAATTCCCAGTGGTTGACCAAAAAACATGGGTTGTTTTTTGGTATCCACTTCTTGGGAGTTGAAAACGGTCATTTGATTAACCACTTTTTTCTCCGTGCTATTTGTTTTAAATCTTACAAGACTCACAATCTTCTTCTCCCGAATTCAAAATGTCGTTAATTAAATCATCAACAGGTGATTTGGATTCTACCATTTCATCTGTCTTAATATCATAAGTATTTTGGTAATAACTGGTTTTCCAACCATACTTATATGTAGTCAACAAATCCTGTGCCATTACGCTAACAGGAACTTCATTATTGGGATAATTTTCTGGATTATAGGACCAGTTTCCAGAAATCGCTTGATCAAAGAACTTTTGCATAACTGCAACAATATTAATATAACCACGATTGCTAGGCATATCCCAAAGAAGCGTATAATTGTTCTTAAGTGTT